TCTCCTACAAACGTAATTTCACACAGAATTTATGGCGCATTGTCGGTAGCCAAACACTGCTTTGAACTGGGAAATTTATCAATATTTATAGATACTCCAGACCCACACAAAATTTATGCTGGAATTAGGGAAATATATAAAAATCCAAAATCACTAGTAAAAGGTTTTTATTCAAAGAAAAGAGAGTATAACCTAGTATTAGAACAAAACAATTATGACAATGTTATTGCTGGAATAAACAAACTCTACACAGAGGCTTGGCCTAAGACAATAATTCCTTCATATCCTTGGGCAAAATCAGAGATAGTTTCTAAATACATCCCCAACATAGACAATAATAAGTTGTTTTTGGTGTCTCCAGATTCTTACTTACTTGAAATACAACAAGACAGAACAACTCCAGTAGACGGAAATTATTGGTGCTCTGACAATGTAAAAACTAAGTGGTCGCAAAATATTGGTGAAAGTTTGATAAATCCTGTCATTCCTTTCCGTATGAGCAAATGGGAAGGCAATAAAGACGTATTAGAGCGTGTTAGCGGGGCTATAGGAGCCCTCATATCCACCTACAAGGACGGAAACTCGTGGTGGATGCCTACGCTGTCTCAAGCGCTTTTTGTTGGCGTTCCTGTGGCAACAGACTGGCGTCATACAGCGCATATGGGTGCTGAATGGGCAGTTCTACCTTCAGCAATAGAAGAAATGTCTTCTGACGTAAGGCTTCGCATTGCTAAGAAACAAAAAGAGTATTACATACAAGATTTGCCTACCTGGGCAGATGTAAAAGATAATTTGGGCAATGTATTGCTCCAAAAAACATACGCATGAAAGGAGAAAAAATGCCTAATGTAGATATGGAATGGGTAAAAGAGCAATTTATCCAAACTAAAACAAGAAAAGCAGTAGGAGACGCTGTTCTCAAATTGCTTGCTACTTGGGAAGAACTAAAAGAAAGAAATGGCAAAAATGACGCAGAAATAGTTGAAGTATTTGGAAAACTATCTATGGGTTATGCTCTTGTTAAAGAAAACAAAGATGAAAAGTGGATACCTGCTAGAGCAGGTGACTTAAAAGTTACGGATGTAGTAAGGGTCTACTTCAATGCATTTGATGAAGCAAGTGGACGACACTATCTAAATGGACGCCGTGGAAAAGTTGTTGGAGTTCGCTATGGAGATATTGTTGTAAAGAGCACTGACGAGAAGACTCCTGTTTTAGATGGAGTTCACTTTAGACCAGAAAATTTAGAGAAACTGGTTTAGTATGCGTTCAATGACTTACAAATTTTCTTTTTTGGCAGATAGCAGAGAAGAGATGCTAGATGTCATAAAAGAAAAAATATCACCTATGGTGGACAACAAGTCAGACAATCCCTTAAAGTATGTAAATTACGAAACGACGATAAGTGACAGTAACGAAGACAAAAAATATCTAGTAGAAGTGATAGCGAGGGTAAGAAATGACGACAGATAATTCACCTAGTCCAGAGCAACAACCCCTGCGTGTAGAGGCCTTGAGAGAAGCGGCAAGAATAATCTCAAGCGATAGAAACAAACAGTACGGAGCACCTGAGAACAATTTTGAGAGAACTGCTCAAATATGGTCTGTAATTCTTGGAGTTCCAATTTCTAATGAAGATGTAGCGATGATGATGGTTGGTTTGAAAATGGCTCGCTACGCTTCTAAGTCTGGATACCAACCAGATACTTGGATTGATATTGCTGGTTATGCTGGCTGCGGTTATGAAGTGGGAGCGCTAGAGAACAAAAACAAGTAAATAATAACGGGGAAGGATTTTATTCGTGCCAAAACTACCTTGGGAGTTTGACCAACCACTATGCGCACAAGTAGGAGCAGAATTATTTTTTCAAGAAGACAGAGACGACAAAAAACCAGGAATGAGCGAGATTGATTATAATGTTGCTAGAAAAATATGCCACTCTTGTGTACACAAAGTAGAGTGCGCCGAATGGGGCATACAACACGAAGTACATGGATTATGGGGTGGACTAACCCCTCAAGATAGAGAAAAAGTCAGAAGAAACAGAAAAATAGTTGTCAACACGATTGTAGTCCGAATCTAGGATGTCACGACAGACTAGAATTAATGGTATGGCAGCAAAACCTGCTCAACTACCATTTGCCATCTGCGAGATGTGCTGGATGGACGACCACGCCCGCTGGGAGCCAGAGAGCATAAGTGAAGCGGGCAGTATTCTTATGAAATTAGTTGGGGTGGATAGTCCAAAAATACTTAAGCCTGGCTGTGTAGAAGTTTGCTGTATGTGCGGAACCATAACTATTGCTGGTATCTACGAAATGCGTAGCCCAGAGACTGTTTACTTTATAGGAGATGAGTTCTCCAGAGACTTTGAGTTCAACATAAACGACATAACTGAAGACTAGGAATTGATGAAAGACAAAAGACTTGGACAGGAATTATGGCTTGAGTGGCTAGGCTCTGGGTATTTTCTTACTAAACCAGACCCAATCGTGTACTACACCATAGACCATATTGACATTGAAAATGAGTTAGTTAGAAAAGCGCTGGCTTCTGCCCTTCAAAGAGATGGCGTTCATGACACCCTAAATGATGCCTTTAAGGCAATAGATAAAGGAATTGTTTGTAGTGGATGGGCTGGGATTTTAGAAGACGAACTTGATTTAGTTATTTGCACAGAACTTGGAGAAACAGAATATGGTGATATAGTGGAAGAAATTCAGCCAATTACTTTGGTAGAAATAGATAAATAAAAGATTATTGTTTAGTGTGTTTTATCTAATATTTTTATAGTCTAATAGTATAAACTAGACTATGTGTGGAAACCTGCTAATAGTCTAGAGTGGCAACGCAATGCCCTCTGCGCCCGACCAGACAACAGAAAATACATAAATCATTTCTTCTCACAGGACTTTTCACAAAAGTATGAAGCAAAGAATATGTGCTTCTCATGCCCTGTTCGTGCTCAGTGTCTTCAATGGGCGCTTGAGCATCGTCAGATTTGGGGCATATGGGGTGGAAAAGATGAAGTAGAGATTCGTCGTGCTCTGTCTGTTTCTTATCTTGGAGAAGAAACAAGACGTCGCAGATACCCAAATTGTCCATACTGCACTGCTCGTCCAAACAAATTAGAAACATCTATTGCTCAACTAGATACAACTGGACGATGGACAACAGCAAAGATTGTTACTTGTACTGAGTGCGGTTTTGCATGGCGCAGTCGCACTAGCGCTAATGCTGTTGAAGCCTATAAAGCAGAGCGTGCTGAAAGAATTGCTAAGCAGGAAAAAGAAAAACTAAAAAAGAAGCGTAAGCCTAGAAAATCTTCCGCAACCAAACCTGCAAGCCGCGCTCCAAAACAGTAGTCTTGTTTGCGTAGCAAATTAAAAAAGCATCAACTCCTGGTTGTGGTCTATCTAATTTAGGCATATGTGGACCCCACTTGTAATCATCAAAAGCAAGGATTCCACCGTTTTTTAGACAAGAATATCCATCTAAGCCATCTCGCAAAGCCCAGATAGCGTGGTGGTCAGCGTCTACATATACAAAATCAAATTGTTTGTTGTTTGACTTAAAGAATTCTTTTGTAGTCATTTTCATTTTGATAAGACGTCCAGAGTCAATCCACTCTTTATTCTTTTCGTCGTAAGTCTGTTCTATACTTTTCCAGTCAAAATCCTCATGCGCTTCTTCGTCAGAGCCTTCCCAAGTATCGACATCTGTCAGCGTTGATTCTGGATGTGTAAGCACATTCTCAAAAAGCCACTTGGTTGCATCTCCTGTATATGCTCCTAGTTGAAGAAAATCTACCTTAGTATCTTTGTATTTAGGGAGAAAAGCAGAAAAATTATCAATAGCCTTACCAACTACAAACCAGTTTGGATAACTCATAGTTTTGCCTCACAAAACTGTAAATTTTTAGTAAGTCTTTCTTTTTCTTCTGGGGGGCTAATTTCTAAAGCAACTTTTGCGTGCTCTACTGCTTCTTGGTATTTACCTAAGTTATACGCTGCTATTGCTGCCATATCATGTGGCGTGTATCCCCAGGCTTCTGCTTCGCAGAGATACTCCATTGGCTTATCAACTATTGCTAAAGCAGACATTGCGTTTTCATAACACTCATCCCACTTACCAACAGAGTAGTAGTGTTTTGCTAAATCAACATATGCCTCTCTGCGGTTAGGCGCTTCTTTGATTGCTAGCGTGTACCAAAGTTCTGCTTCATCTTTATTTATCTTGCCGATGTAGCGCATAGAAGCAGCACGCTCTGGCGCCCAGCGGGCTGTCTTAAGTTCTAGATGCCGCTTGAACTCAGCAGTTGCCTCGGCAAACTTGTTATAGAAGAACAACTCTCGTGCATAGTAAAAAGTATTTCTGTCATCATTAGGGTCTTCTTCTACCGATGCCTTAAGAAGACCAAGATATTGCCCACGGGACTTAGTTACATCTGCATGATGCTCCATAGTTGCCTGTGTCCAATACTGAACTTCTTTCATGCGGTCAGGCACTAAAACTTCGTGTACTGGATTTTTCCAGCGATAGCCTTGACGAGCGTGTATTTTGTCTCCGCCAAAGGTGAGTCCAGGAGTTCCATCTGGATTCCAATTCCACACATAGTTATAGCGTGGGCGAGTTGCTCCTGACTCAAAGGCTTTCTCAAGTTCAACACGCCAACCTGGAAGCATGATTTCATCCATATCTAGGGGGATGCAGTAGTCCATATCTGGTGGAACTAAAGTCAAAGATGCATTGCGGGCTACATCAAAACGCCAAGGTTTTACCCAAATAGAAACAACATTGATACCTAGAGCACGGGCTTTTTCCACTGTTCCATCCGTTGAGCCTGTGTCAGCAATAAGCAGATAGTCAGCCTCATCTTTTACCGAGTTGTACCAAGTCTCAACAAACTGCTCTTCATTAAGAGCAATTGTATACACTGCTACTTTCAAAATGTCAACCCTTTCTTTATGTAGTCACTGTATCAAATTTTTAAGTGTAAGTGGTAGACTGACACTCTAATCTAGTTAGGAGCATATGTGCCAACTATACATTTTGAGTATGTAGATGAGTATGGCTATGAGGTATGTGAGCATCCAAAACCAGCAAAAGGGTATATCCCTAATTGGTATAGAAATATGACCCCGTATCAAATTAGCCCTGAAAACCCGGATGGAACAAAAATAATTGTTGAAAATTTAATGTCTAATTCTACTGCAAAAAAATGTATTCCAATGTTAGATGCCATGATTTCTGGCTATGTCATCCCTTTGTGGTCAGATGTGCAGGTTCGGCAGGTAAATAACGGACCAAGAATTACATGGAAAGTAAAGCAAGATGTTTTTGAACTTCACGGAGAGTCTTCTAGAGAAATTCCAGCACCTCCTGGATACGAACAAATAGTTTTTAAGTACGATGCAAGACTTAGAATTCAAACCCCAAAAGGATATTCTT